AACGATAAGACACACAGAGAATTTACTCTGGGTGTCTTTTTTTTTGCACGATTGTAAGTTTATATTTTCTGTATAATCTGTTTAATATCATCTTGTAGTTTCTTCCCCACTGAGTTAGCATGATTTATTACAGCAGCACATAAGTTACCATGATATGGATGTGACTTTAATGCTTCTCTAATTTTACCTACAGGTTTACCACCATAATCAATTACTATTGCATTATCTCTATTCAAACCTATCTTCAACTCAAACAATATACCAGTATATTTATCTATACTATTTTTTTCCGTCATTGCTTTCTCCTTTAAAAGGTGTTAGTTTAGATAGTGTAGTCATTATATTTGCAACTTCACCGTATGGTCTACTCATTAAATATCTCATAATATCCATAAGTAACTCAGATGTTACGAGATATGTTTTGGGGGTAGCTTGTTGTTTATCTTCCATTTATCCTCCTATTAAAATGGTATGTCATCATCAAAGTGACTATTCAATGCTCTCATCTTATCTTCTGCATCAACTATTACAGTGAGTAATTTATCTACTTCTTCTAAATGTTGTGGATGCTCACCTATACCCACAGGTCTTTCAAGATATATATTGGCAGTTGTCTTTGCCTGTTCTATATCTGCTTCATATTTTTTTCTTAATGCTTTTACTATTAACGATCTTATATCCATTACCATGCTCCTTTAAATTGATAGTATTTATTTTCTACCATATCTTCATCAATAAGATATGGATTATGTTTTGCAGCTTTAGATTCTCTAGCATCTCTTATAGTTTGATTAAGAGTTCTACCATCTCTAACGCATGCAGAAACAAAGTCTTCTACTTCTAGTACTGCTTGTTTAACTTGCCCCATTGCTGACCTCCTTTATTAGTCTGTTTAAATACCAGTGTGCTTTCTGTAAATCTTCTAACGGTTCTCCTTTAAACTTATACCGAGAAACATACTTCAAGATATTACCTTTAAGATACCCATGAAACTCATCGTTAGTCATACAGTCTGTAATAACATCTATAGTTTCTTTTCTACCATGTAGATAATGTGCAGGTGCATTTACATTATCATATGTAATTTCATTCTCATATGACATGTCATGGCTATGATCTTTTGCAAACTTATATGTTCTTTTATTTTTTACCATATTCTCTCCTAATAGTTTTAATATCAATTGTTTCTATATTATAATTACCATTCTTAACTTCTCTTTTAATTACCAAACCACTCCACCACATATGCTGAGTATCTCTAGCAAAATGTTCTGGATGATTTAAATAGCAACCAGCAGA